GGAATTGGAAGTGATGGAGACAAACGAAGTGGTATGCACGGGTTCACACATGTCTAAATAATAAATCTCACATAATAATAAATGGCGTACCAACTCCAGCCCGGATTATCCCTCGTCGAAAATCCCGCTCTTCCGAAGAGCAGCGCAACCGATGATGTTTTTGTTTACCCCCAACCCAGTTCTATCAGCATGGGTGCCCGTCCCAATACCATGTTATATGGTACGGCTCCCGCCAAATTTGGCAAGGGTGCCCCTGCCCAATATGTGGAAACGAGTGATCGTTTGAGACCGCAAAGTACATCTACACACAACAAACAACCGATCAAGACATGGGAGCGAGGTATCTTCCCGGTTCAAGACAAGGGTGTCGTTTTGCCGCCCCAATCCGTGGCATACAAAGGCCCGGCGAGTACTCGTGCCGATGTCCAGAACGGCCTGTTTGACAAGCGATATAATTAAAAATGTTTTGATAATATAAGAATGGCTGATCCTATTTCCATTTTGGCGGTTGCCGGTCTCGTATATGCCGGACGTGCCCTGAGCACAGAATCGAATCCAGCAGAATCGGTCCCAAAGGAAGAAATTATTGAAGCTCCCTCTGAACAAACTCTTTCCGATAAAGTTCCTAAATTTAATCAAACCCAATTTGCCCCTAGAACGGAAATACCCCAGAAGAAGGAGATGGCTACCTTTGCTGATGTGGCTCCCATGCCCAGAAGCGGAGGTCAGGAAATCCTCGACATGCGAGATCGTATGTATGATCAGGGTAAAATGAATAATCTGGCCCCCATCGAAAAACAACTCGTTGGTCCGGGCTTAGGTAACCCGGATGCTCCGGCGACGGGTGGATTTCAACAACTTTTCCGTGTTAATCCTACATTAGTTGGCGCTCACAAGCTTACGCAATTACCGGGCCGTGTCACGGGTCCAGGACATGACGTGGGCGGTGGTCTTAGAACGGCCACCCCGACGGTTGGTCATAATATGCCAGAAAAGACGGCGTTCCTTCCGGATCGTCTTCCGAATGCTGGTGGTTATGCCCAAGGCATGTCCGGTGCCCGGACTCGCCCGTCTCATCAACGCACGATGCGAACTACCAATCGTTCGGAGACTGGTTTGCGAACAGACGGTTTAGGTTATGCCCCGGCTAAACGCGTAGTCAGTGGCTTAACGAATGCCCAAGATATCACCCGACTCAAGAACGATGAACACACTCAACAATTCTATTATAACAACCAACCGGCTCCGAGTATTAGTAACTTCTATAACGGACACAACGTTGCCCCGGCTACCAATCTCGCACTGGAAAACAAGAGGGGTCACGGTTATTCCGCCGAGCAGCTTCAAAGGTACGGTTTCCGTGCGGATGACCGTCGCGGTAACCCCAACCGTCGTGGTAATGCCGGACGGATGAACGTCCGCGAGGCTCCATTAAAGACGACAGGCTTGGTTACCAGTGTTCGCTCCGATACGAGTCGCATCGATGGTCGCGATGGTGTGATGAGTGGTGGCTGGACGCAACAATACAACCAGGTGCCGTATCATAACTTCAATCCTAACAAAGACGCTCCTAACCCGTATGCGACGTCTGGTTCTGCGGGCTTAGATGTGGCCAAGGAACAACTCAAGAATAACCCGATCGCTCAAAAACTGTACAAATAAGTATTTTATATCCCAGAACAAGAGTTAAACACTCATTAAAATTATATCACCTAATTTTAATGAAGGTCCATACCTTAGATATCGATAGTAGTGAAAGGGATCCCATACTGTACCCAGACCCGTCAAGTTACGTTATTTCATTGAAAAACCCTATTTATGACGTCTCTAAGATATCTCTAATATCGGCTAAAATACCTAATAGTCAATTGCTTGTTCATTCCCGAAATAAAACGTTTTCCGTGAGTGGTAATACAGTGACATTAGACGAAACAAATTATGCGAGTGTCGGTGATCTTGTCACAGATCTTACCGCAAAACTGGATGACACCGTTGCCCCAGCTATACAGACTATCGCATACGATACCGATACGAATACAATTACGTTTTCTAACGTAAATGCTGGTTCCGCCGCTGTCAAAAGTTTTACGTTTGAATTCAATTCCGGAACAAATGGTTACACGAGTAATACGGAACCGAATACCACGCCACACCAATTACTTGGATTCGCCGGTCGCGACTACACGTCGAGTGGAACTCCCAACTCGATTAAAAGTGGTTCAATAAACCTGAATGGACCAACGTCATTAATTGTGAGATTAAGTACGGGTTCAGATGACTTTACACGTACTGTATATACAACAACTCCATTTTACACGGGAAGAGTGATTCTATCGGGTGATACACTCGTTCATAAAGGAATCGATGATCCTCTTACACATTCGTTCGTGGGCGGTTCTCAAAAGACTATCCGTGATATAAAGGTTGAATTCTTCTATATGAGTCACGGAAGACTCATTCCGTATGATTTCAGAAATCAAGATCATGTAATGAAATTTGAAGTCACGTGTTCTACCGATAAATTTGAAAACCTTTCTAAACAACAGACGCCCCTATCGCGATTTGAATTACCGCCACCAATAAGCATTCCAGAAATGGAGAATCCTTATAGATGGAAAGAATATCTTTCTATCGTTGGTATTGTTTTATTAGGATTGGTTGTTATATTAATAACTACTAAACCGAGATCACAAATAGCTGTGAAGCTTCCTACTGTTGCCCCGAAGCTTACTGGGTGACCGCATACACCGGTTGGAGCGGCTTACGCACACGGCTGGAGAGGCGAGACATCACCAAATAGACCGTCACGGACAACAAAGTGGTGAAAAGCGCAGTGAGAGCGAAGTGCTGACCACCGTTACGCTTGACAGTGACGATTTGCTGAATGGCCCAACGGACGAGGTCCATCCACGAGAGAGCGGCGGCGAAGGTAAAACCCGCGACGACGGCGTTCAAGCTTTGGGATTCCAATTCTTGGGTAACGAGACCAACGGTATCGGCAATGGCAGACATTATGTTTAAAGTATAGTGAGAAATTATTCTGGAAGTAGCTCTTCTTCTGTTACAAATTTTTTATACTTATCCTGATTGTATCCTTTCGTCCTGGATTTCTTTACTTTCTTCTTTATTTCAAAAAGTTGTATTGTTTCTGTTTCGCTTCCGGCAACACTACTACTATCTGTACTAGTATCACTTTCATCGTCACTCGACTCTTCGGATGAACTGGATCCACCCTCAATCTCTTTTAGTTTAGTCGAAGTAGTCCATCCTTCGATCGACGACGTGTTCATTATTATCTATGGCGTTTTTTATCATCTCCTCCACCGGCGTTTTGGGTTCCCAGTCTCCCCATCTCTCATACGATTCATTTACGTCGGTGAATTTTTTATCTTCGCCAGAGTATGGCGTAAATTCCAATTCATTCTCATCTACGACTTCGAGGGTATTTTCTGGATCTTCTGAGTCAGACTCTTCTTCCGAGTCTTCTTCGTAAATTTCTGGGAAATGAGAACCAATCTTTTGACCAATCGTGTTCATGGCGCAATATTTGATTGCGTATTCGAAATCCTTGGATAAAATGGCATCACGGCCACACGCTTTTGCGTAGTCTGCGGCCAGGAGCACTGACTGCTCCAAAACGGGCGTAATAATTTCAATAGCGGCTTGTTCCATTAATATGCGTCCTCAAAAATAGTTTGGGCAATTCCATCCACTATCCTGAGAATATTGTAACTTAGGGCATACACGTGTAGTTTCCTGTCTGAGTTACACGCATTGGTCGTAACTACCAGTCTCTGATTTCTAATGAGACTGAAATTTCGTTGTCCTGTCGGATATGGCTTTTCCGGTTCGAGACTGAAACTGTACGAGTAGAATCTTCGTATTAATGGTGTTTTTGAGTGATGAATAGAGGATTGTACAGCTTTTAAAAACATATAACTACCCGCTTTTCCTTGTATAGTATGTTCGTCATCGAGAATAAGTTCTAGTTTGTCTAGGTTCTCGTAATATAGCAATCTATCATTCACGGATAGATATATATTATCATAGTCAAACGGTGGGACGAAATTATCGACTGTTTTGGGATTTTCGCGCTGAAAGACGAAAAACAATTCTTTTACGGGATTAATAAGCCCCAAATCAAATTCATTCGTCTGAGAACCACGATATGGTATATCAAACGTTTTTCGTTGGATTTGTGTGATGACCATGTCCCTGTTGGCATTTTGGATTCTTATTCGTTCCCCTGGATCTAAAAATACCATCTCCGCAGTAATAGAAAACTTCTTTATGAGGTTTTGGGTAAAAGTTCTATCGAAAAAGTCGAATATACGAGCATGCCC